CTCGTTTGCGAGAAAATGTCCCCAAAAAGTTTTCAAAAATTTACATGATGGAGGTGTGCGGCGTGGGTAATCAGGTCATCGATTTTACGAAAATGCAGGTCGGCCGAAAAGGCGGCGGCAAGCACTGGACGAAACAAGAAGTCGAGTCCCGACAACGCGCCGCCGCCAAAGTTACCCGAAAGAAGAAAGTCAACTTGAAGATGCCGGCATGGTTGGATGATGCTGCGGCAGCTGTCTGGAAAAAGACCATCCGGGACATGAAAGACTTTGACGTCTTGGACAAAGTCGACGAGGACGTGTTGGCTGCGTACTGCGATGCTGTAGCCAGACACAAAGAGTTGTCCGACATGATACGCGAGAAGGGCTATACGGTGTACAACGCCGCCGGATCACTGGTCGAAGCGCCGTGGGTCAAGACGCAACTCAGCTATGCACGCCTGATTGTCCAGTACAGTGATAAACTCGGCCTGAACGCGAACGCACGAGCCCGCCTGGCGCGCAAGATCGCCCAGGAGGAGGTCGACCCGAATGCAGACCTCTTTGACTAACTTGCCGAAGGACCTGAGTGAGCTACACCCGACGCATCGTTATGCGGTCGAGGTTGTCGCAGGTTTGCGTCCGGCATGCGAGCTGGAGTGGCTTGCTTGTGAACGGCATCTCAAGGATCTGCAGCGACAGGGAACGGAAGATTTCCCGTATGTATTCGATGAGACGCGTGCTGACCGCATCTTCGATTGGTTTGAGCGTTGCTGCCGGCATGTTCGCGGTCCGTTCTCAGGTGAGCTGATCCGGCTGCTACCGTTCCAGAAATTCGACCTCGGCAGCGTCTTCGGATGGGTACACAAGGACAGCGGAAAGCGGCGATTTGTCCGCTCATATAACGAGCGGGCGAGGGGGAACGTCAAGTCAACAGAAATGAGCGGCATTGCGCTGTACGGTATGTGCGGCGATTGTTTGTACCCGCCATACGACCCTTCGAATAAGCGGTACGAAGATTCTCCCGAAGTGGAATGCGCAGCTGTCGACAAGCAGCAGGCAAAGCGGGTTTGGGGCGACGCTAAAGCGATGGCTGAAAAGTCGCCGGATATTCTTAAACGACTCAGGGTAAAGAGAACGTACATTGAGCATGCGACGCGCGGTGGCTGGCTCCGACCGTTGTCGAAAGACACGAAGAACAAAGACTCCGGCGCTCCGTGTATCGTGATCATTGACGAGTATCACGCGCACCCGACAAGCGAAATTGTTGATGTTTCCTATTCGGGCTTCGGTAAACGCCTGCAGTCGCTCATGATGATTATCACGACAGCAGGAAAAAACGCCGAAAACAATCCATGCAAGAAAGAACGCGACATGTTGGAGAAGATGCTGCGCGGCGAGATCCCGATGATCGAGACCTATTTTGCGATGATCCGGACGCTCGACAAGGAGGACGATCCGCACGATGAATCCAAGTGGGTCAAGGCTAACCCGATCCTGCAGGAGGACAACGAATACAGCCAGGAGCTGCTTAAGCAGATCCGAACAGAGCACGACGAAGCATTTAACTCTGGCGATCCGGCAAAGATCCGCGAATGGCTGACGAAGCGCGTCAACCTCTGGCAAGCGGACAGCGAAGAGAAGTACATGGCTGGCGTTATGGACAAGTGGAAAGCTCTGGCCGTGCCGCGTAAGGAGTTTCTGGAGCTCATACGTGGTCTCGAAGGCTGGGCCGGAGTTGACATGTCGAAGCGGATCGACTTAACGGCAGATGCACATGTCTTCTGGCTCCCGGATGGCCGCCTGGCCGTCACCGCTCACGGATTTATGCCGGAGGAGACGGCCACGAAGCACGAGCACACGGACCGGGTGCCGTACAAGCACTGGGCGCGCGAGGGCTGGTGCACATTGACGCCGGGATCCGTTACGGATTATAAATTCATCGCGAACCATCTCGACGAATTCGAGTTTGACAACGGCGTGACGGTCCTTGAGGAGTGCTATGACCCATATAACGCCAGCCATTTTATGCAGGAGCGTGAAGCAGCCGGCAAGACGGTCGTGGAGATCAGGCAAGGGGTTCAGACGCTCTCCGAGCCGACAAAATACTTCCGCGAGCTCGTATTACAAGGGCGGGTTGTCCATGATGGCAGCCCTCTTTTGACTTGGTGTCTATCGAATGCCGTTGAAGTTTCGGACAATAACGGCAACATTAAGTTGAGCAAGAAGCACAAGGACGACAACCAGCGCATCGACCTTGCTGCAGCGGTTATCAACGCGCTTGTTCGGGCGATGGTTAACGAAAAAACAACAGACGTGTCCGAATTTGCGGATGAACAATTCCTTGACAAGCTCTGGGGCTGATGGAAGGTGGTGAGAACTTGGGAATCAGGGATGTGGCCCGGCGATGGCTCGGGATCGATGAAAAGCGCGAAACGCTGGAACTTAACAAGGACGATCGCAGACTGGCCGAAATCCTCGGTATTGACCTAGACGGCATCAACGTCAAAGGCAAAGGTGCGCTCAAGGTGGATACGGTGTACGCCTGCATCCGGATCCGCTCGGAGTCGGTGGCCAAGTTGCCGCTCAAGGTGTATCAGGAAGACGATTTCGGGGTGAGGAAGCAGAGCAGCCACAACGTCGCGCAACTCCTGCGTCTCCGGCCAAATCCTTTTATGTCAGCATACGACTTTTGGAAAGTGACGGAGACGCAGAATTGCCTTTACGGCAACGCATTCGTAAACATTGAGTTTGACCGCCGAACAGGAAAGCCCATTGCGCTGTGGCCGATCGACTTTAACAAGGTCAAAATTTATGTCGACGACGACACCGGTATGTCAAACGTGATGCAGTCGCGCTCCAAGCTGTGGTACGTGGTTGATCTCGGGTATGAGCAGCGGAAAGTTTCAGCGGATGAGATGCTCCATTTCCGAGGCGGGTTGACGCTCAATGGCATCGTCGGACTCTCACCGATTGATCAGCTTCGGGCGTCGATCGAGAATCAAGGGCAAGCTAACGAATTCGTTAACAAGTTTTTCAAGCAAGGGTTGCAAGTAAAGGGACTTGTCCAGTACGTCGGCGACCTGAGCGAAGAAGCTAAACGGACGTTCCGCGAGAAATTCGAGTCGATGTCCAGCGGCTTGAACAACGCTCATCGTATCGCTCTCATGCCGATCGGATATAAGTTTGAACCGATCGCGATCACGCTGGAAGACGCTCAGTTTATCGAAAATGCGCAACTCACCATCCGGCAGATTGCAGCTGCGTTCGGGATCAAGATGCACCAACTCAACGACTTGTCACGTGCGACGTACAACAACACGACCGAGCAACAGAAGGAATTTTACACCGACACGCTCCAGCCGATCCTAACCGGATATGAGCAAGAACTCACTTATAAGCTGTTCCTCGACGAAGAAATCGCGGACGGCTTTTTTATTCGGTTTAACGCCGATGCGATCCTTCGCGCTGATCTCAAGTCCCGGTACGAGGCGTATAAGACGGCGATCCAGTCTGGATTTATGACGCCAAACGAGGCGCGGGAACTTGAGGAGAGGCCGCCAAAGCCGGGCGGAGACGATTTGATTGTGAACGGCAACATGGTGAAACTGATAGAAGTTGGCGCAGCATACCGGAAGGGGGGTGATGGAGCTGGACAAGGAGAAGAAGATGCCGGAGAAGGAGATTCGGGCACTGCCGACGACGATTGAGATCAGGGCCGCTGAAGGTGAAGACGGCAAGCGTACCATCACCGGAGCGATCAAGTACGAGACTGACTCAACAGACTTTGTAGACTGGTACGGTGATACGTGGATAGAGCAAATCGCGTCCGGAGCTTTTTCTGAGTCGCTGAAAACTCGGAATGTCGTTGCCCTTTGGAGTCATGACACGTCTCAGGTGCTAGGCAATACGAAGTCCGGTACGCTTAGGGTCGAGGACAACAAGAAAGAGCTGCGCTTTGAGCTGGACATCCCGAACACAAGCGTTGGGAATGACGCTTGGGAGTTAATCCAGCGTGGTGATGTAGATGGTGTATCCTTTGGGATGAGAGTCACCAAGGACAAATGGTCTACAGAGAAGCGGGGCGACAAGAAGATCTATAAGCGGACGATCCTCAACGCCGAGCTTTATGAGATCAGTCCGGTCGCATTCCCGGCATATCCGGCGAACGAGGTCAGCGCCCGCGGGCTCGACGAGTTCAAGGCGTCAGAACAGCGCGCAGCTGACCAGTACGAAAAGGAGAAAATGCTCCTCGAGCTCGACCTTTACGGTTGAGCTTTTTGTATGACCAAAATCTAATTACGAGGTGAAGTGAAAGTGACAAAGGAACTGAGAGCACTGCTTCAGAAACTGGAGAACGCGAAACAGGAAGTCCGTAGCCTTTTGGCCGA